CTACAACGTCTTAGTCCTGTTCAACGATGACCGTCCGGCGGAATAAATCAGTGGTTCCCTAGCACCCAAAAGCTGCAGCACCTTCGGATGTAGGTCGAACTGCGGGTGCCATGCTAGAGCACTCTCGACAAATGCCACGCGATCGTCCCGGTCGAACAGTCCATAGTGCTCTGCACGCTCCGCGGCAGCGACTGCTGCAGCAATTTCGGAGGGTTCCGGTTGGCGATCAACCTTCATGGCATACAACGCAAGCGCTCTATTGACCGATCCGTGACGATGAATCTGCTGCCACTGCTCGGTCGTCAACGACAGATCGGCACGTGACCCGGCCAACACACTGTACGTGCGAGGTTTAGCGCTCGCGTCAAGCGCATGCCATACCTTTACGGGCCCTAGTAGCGTCTGCTGTTGTTCTTGGGAGAGCACTGGCCAGATCAGACTAAGGGCTCGCGTGTCGTAGAAGCGCAGCACACACGGCAGCCCTTCCTCGTTGTACTGCAAAACGTGGCGGCCCCAATGCTCCGCGACCTCGTCCAACGATGCGTCACTGGCGAGCCACCCACCGACGCGCTGCCCCAGTCCTTCGGCCATTGACATAGGACGACGGTCCTCGAAGGCAATCCTCACACTCTCCGCAAATGCTCCAGCCCCTTCCGGAGTATTAAGGTCCAACTCAACGAGATATGGCCGGTGATTGTCAGGAAACGCATCGTGCATCACCTCCACGATCGCACGCTTCAATTGGCGGAACCGCTGGGCTTCCTCGTCGTCATTCGTGAAATCTCGCTGACTCGGATCGACGACAAGATAGCAGTGCATCTCCGGCCGCTTGCTGAAGTATGTGCGCAAGCTGCTGACGGCCGCGTCTATCGCGATGACCTCCGGCGAGTCGTCCATACCGAGCGCGTCTGAGTTTTCCATATTCACTACTCCAGCACAACGCTCGAAGCGCTATCTGCGGCCGCCGAAGCCGTCTTCCAGGCACACCCCTTCGGCACGCTCGCAATCGGTGAAGGCAGGCGCATTGACGACGCCCCCGGCTTATCCCAGCTCGAACACTTCTCGAGAATCTGCCCGCTCGTCCCGTTCTCGATCAGATCAGGCGTTATCTTTATGTACGATCCACCCGCACCGATCCAGATCTCCTTCTCTGCCGAAATCACGACTCTCCCGTTCGAACTCGTGATCGTCACGTCGTTGAGCGCCGCGAGCTTCATCTCGTCGCTCTGCGCCTGAATTTCCACCTTGCCCTTCGCCGCAAACAACTTGATCCCTGCATTCTGCGCGAACAGGCTGATCTTCTCCATCACGCTCGCTATCAGCGATTTGCCGGCCGCCACGTGCGTGCTCTTGCCGCTCACGATATTGACTTGCTGGTTGGCCGTCAGTTGCGCTGAATCCTGAGTCGACAGCCCCAGACCCGCAGGACTCGCCATCAGCATGATCGGCGTCGAAAAGCCGTTCGCGTTACCCGTGCCGCCGCCACCGGTCCGGCCGCCGCTGCCAGCCCCACCGCTCACGCTATAGTGCGTCGCGTCGGTGAACTTCTTGAGTGCGTCCTGCCCTTCCTGCAAACTTTCAGCCTGATTCGACGAGCTCGCCTGCGACGTCAGATCGATAACGGTCTCCGCACTGGCCAACTGCTCGGACGCTGCGGTCACGTTCAACGGCTGGTTCGTCGCGGTCGGGTGGGTCGATACGAACAAGCCCTGTCCCGCCCGAATGGCGCCGTAGGCGTCGGATTTAAGGTCGAACCCACTTCCAAGGAAAGCGCCGCGCGTATTGTCGGTCTGCTGGATCAGGTACCCCAGATGCAAGTGGGACTGATAGCTGCTCGAGTAAAGGTGCACCCGATTCTGCTGCGTCGAGTCGTCCATTACGAGCTGGTTGTAGCCAGTGCCGCCGTATTCACGCGAGCGCTGACCCGACAGCAAGCCGTTCGTGTGCCACACCGGCTGCGTAGCACCCCCGTACATTCTCGCAATGATCACGGGCCGGTCACAGTCACCTTCCATGAAACCGACCACCACTTCATCACCCTTGCGCAGCGGCTGAATTCCCCCACGATTGGAGCCTGCATCAAGGAACGTCGGGCGTACCCAACACGATGCGCGTTCATCCTGGCCATTGCGGCGATTCCAGTGGAACCACACCTTCACCCGGTTCAGTGAATCGGTGTACACCTCTTCCCCGCTCGGCCCGGCGACGATTGCATTCTGCAACTGCATGACCGGTTTCTTGTGTTCGAACGGGCTACGGAACGGGACGTTGCGCGGTTGCGCCTCCACCACCACCTGAAAGAAACCTTCGCTGCCGTCTGCGTGGCGGACCGTTGCGCCAGCCTTTGCTTGCGCAACTTCTGCAGCCAGCCCGTCGGGAAACTGATCCGCCTCGTCCAGACCAGGCAGGTTATTGCAGATCAGCCAGTCGACTCCGAGCAGAACAAATTCGCGATCCGGTTGGCTGCCCGCATCATGCACCGGATGACCGCGAAGTTCGAAGCGCCGCCCCGGCATCGCGCAGCGCAAGCCGCCTATTCCGTGAAAACGCTTCATCCGCGATTTGCGCTCTTCAAGCCGAATCTGCGCAAGACGCTCACCCTGCTCGCGGTCCGACCACATGTACGCGCCAGGGTAGTCGTAGATTTCCCCATCGGTCGGCAACTCGCCGTTCACGTCCGTCACGCCCTGTACCTGGCGAGGGAGATCGGGGCGCTTGTAGTCGAACGAGCGCGACGTCAGTTGCGCACTGTCGATCTGAAGCTGCTCTTTCCACTGCGCGAATCCATCCAGTTCCCCACTGATTTCGGTGGGACCGAACTCGACAACCGGCTGTTTCAGTTGAGGGACGAAATAAACGTCGTCCGTCACAACCATCGTGTGCGATCGGCCATTTTCGGCTTGCTCGAAGTACGGAAATACGCCGACCTCCTCCATGCTGCGATAGACGAAATTCAGGTCGTATTCCCACTGCACGCGATTCGAATAGGACGGCAGCGGCTTGTGCAGATCGATGCGGAACGCGCCCCGCGCTTGCGGGTGCTCATTGAAGACGTCCACCAGTATCTGTTCGCCGTTCTGCTCCTGCCAGTCGCGCATGTCGCGGCGCAGGCGCAAGAAGTAAAGCCAGGACGAGAACGCCAGCTTGTAAAAAGTCAACGGGCCATCCGCACCCAGCCGGCTGAAACGGTGGACGTAGCCATGGATCGGCAGGTACGAGCCGTCCGTCTGCTGGATCCAGAGCGTGACGGGCTTGGCGAGTAGCGCACTCAGCTCAATCTGGCTGCCGCGTGGCGAAACGGCATCAATCTCGAATTCGTAATCGCGACCGAGTCGAGCCGTTCCTTTTACATAAAGCGGCAATAACCAGTCAACCCCAAGCGGCGTATCGAGTTTGACAAGACGATTGTATTGCGCGTCGCCGAGACGCAGCGTCTTATAAAGTGCGGTGTGGCCCATGCAGCATTCCCTTGGTTGGTATTCAGGTGGGGTTTCTGCCGAGGGCTGATTATAAATGCCTTTCTGAACAAGACGATAGCGCGCCTTGCATACCGGCCTATTTCGAATGAATTGGCAATCTGACGTTCACGCGTGAAAATTACCGGATTTTCACATTCTTTCAGGAAAAACTTTCCGATTGCTTGGTGAGCCGGATTTCTTGAATCACATATCACCTTCCTGAGCCCGGCCAGCTACGGCCGCTCCGTCGATGAATTTCCGCATCGGCGCACTTCGCTCATGCGTCTCGTTCAGACAATGGCGTATGTCGGTGCCGAACCCAGGCAAAGTCGTGGCAAAGAGAGCTCGCCCTGAAACAACCGCTGGAAGGCTGGGCTCGCGCGGCCGGCAACAGAAGGTGCTGTACCGGTCTGACAACAAGACACCATTGTCGGTCGACTGCGTGCGCTATCAGGTCATGCGACCCGAGGAGTGTTTGGAGTTTGATCGAGACCTGACGGAGATCAGCGGGTCCCAATTGGAGATGAGCCGATGTCGAAGGCAGGCCGCAACTGCTGGACGCTTGCACGCACGCGGCAATCCGGAACCCCGCAAGGGCACGGACGCGATCACTGGAGATCGGCACTCAGGCTACGTTCGGCGTCTCGCGGAGATATTTGGTGCCGGGGACCGGAAACTAGGGTTGTTCAAAATCAAGCGCTTATGACAGCATGGTGCGGATTTGTAGCAAAGAGGGAATGCGACGCGTCGGCCGCGCAGGAATCGAACCGGCGTGTGGCGCTCGAGCGGTGGGCCGAATTCATCGGCGCGTGCGCCGACGGTCGCGAAGCCGATATCATCCCGATTCGGCCGCCGCTAAGCGCCGCTGCGTGATGTACAGGTGCACCATACAGAAAGCTCGATGATCGATTACAATCCACGAATAAATAATACGGGGAATACAATAATGTGGCGCCAGATTGCAATCGCGACGGCCGGTTTTCTGCTCACCGTGACGACGACGGCCGATGCGCCGCAGCAATACGAAATCGCCTTCTTTGGCGATTCGACAACCAAGGGCGCGCAGACGATCGGCGGCCAGTTGTTCAACACTACGATCAACGAGCCGGCCATCGTGCAGAACATGCTGCAGGCGCGCTTCGGTGCCGGCGTGGTCGTCAACAACCAGGGTGTAGGCGGAACGGAAGCCGCGCAATTGCTCAATGGTACCGATGGAGTTCACCCGCCGTTCGACCAGGTGATGGCCGTAAGCAAGGCGAAGATCGTCGTCTTCAACTTCGCGCTGAACGATAGCTACTATGCGGCGAAGCCTCGGGCCGGCGTCCCGGTGGAGTCAGTCGATACCTATCGAGCCCTCATGTCGCAGCTCTGCCAGATCGCGCGGAGTCATGGCAAGATATGCGTCTTCGAAGAGCCGAACCCGGTCTACGGCGTGCAGGACAATCCAAATGCACCGATCTTCGGCTACGTGTCTGTGTTGCGGCAGGTTGCGGCGCAGATGAACGCACCGCTCATCTCGCAGTTCGATCAGTTCCAGGCACTCCCGAACTGGCTGTCATGGATCAGCGAGGACAAGACGCACCCGACCGATGCGGGCTATGCGTACAAGGCCGCGAACACGGAAGCGGTGCTGCGGCCGATCGTGGAGGGGCTGCTTGGCAAATGATCAGCGCTGAATCAATGGGCACGCCGAGCACGTAGGTAGCCGTTACAGGTCACCGTCCCACTCGAGAAGCCCGCGACCCCGACGGCATACACGGTCGTTGTCGCCGAAAGCGGAATACGCTGCACGGGGCTCGCGATGATCTGCATTTGCCCCGACGTGAACGGCAACGCCAACGACTGCTCCGACTGGAGCGATGGCACGCTGACGGATGTGCTGACTGCCGTGGCGAGGGTCGAAGGCCCCGCGCTCGGAGTGAACTGGATGGTGGCTTGCACGTCCCAGTCGCCAGCGGGCAGGCTGATGCTCGCGCAATTCGTTGCGGTCGCCGTCGTCATCGATGTGCCGGAAGTGGAACCGCTGAAATACTCCCCAAGCACGCCAACCGTGTACGGCAGCGTAGTCGACGTCAGCCCAGTATAGCCAGCGGTCGCGCTGAGAGACGAGAACGCCCCCGAGTTCGGCGTCGAATTCCCCCACGCTGGCGGCGATGCCGGGTTCAGGTTCGCACTATCCCATGGCGTCGCGCCATTGAAGGTCGGTCGCGCGGCAAACGACCAAGTACCGGTCGGACTTGCGGAAGCGAGCGGCGCGGCGCCGATGCGCGACAACTCGGCGGCGGCGCTCGTGACGCCCGTCCCGCCGTTCGCAACAGGCACGACCGACGTGCCGAGCAGGTTCGTAAGGGCCGCCGCTTGCGTCGTAGCCCCCGTTCCGCCGTTGGCGATCGGCAGCGTACCGGTCACGCCAGAGAGCGAAACCGGTCCCCATCCTGGAGCCGTGCTCGGGCCGCTCGAGACGATGACCTGACCGGCGGTCGATCCGGCCGGGTTCAGCAACTGGACAGGCGTGAGCGTCGCGCCGAACGCGATCGACGAAAGCGAGAATAAGGCGGCGGTGAAAAGTCGCTTCATGCTTAACCCTTTTGGTTTGTGGAGGTCGTAACAGCACCAGGCGACACCGCGAATTCGGTGATCGCCTGCGCTTGTTTTGTGCCTGCGCTTGTCGAGCCGAAGAAGAACTCCTTCGAGCCGAGCACCATGGCCGTGAGTACGCCTTCGGCATTGCCGAGAATCGTGAACGTCACCGGGTCGACGGGGATCTTTGCGATCACGATGTAGAAGTGCGTCGCGATCACTGCGAACAGCCCGAGCGTGTACAGGTACGCGAGATTGCGCTGCGTCGTGTCGTGCGTTGCGATAGCCATCTGACGCGCGCTCTGTCGATCTGCGGCAGCGGACTGGTAGACAGCGGCATCGTGTTCGAGCTGCGCCTTCGCTACGTCGGCCGCAGTCGCGGCGAGCTGTGCCTGTTGATCGAGCACGGCCTTTTGAAACTGAAGCGACAGATTCGGATCGGCCTGAAGGGCGGCGAGCGCGGCGTCGGGAGCCGACTGCCCCGTCACCGACTGCGCGATGCCGACAACTTTCGTCGCGACATCTTCGGCTTTTGAGCCGCCAAGCCAGCCGGCGATCATCGGCGCAAACTGTGCGAGCGCCATCGCAATAGGGATTAAAGGCATCTTATGTCGCTCCTTTCGTCAAGTTGTTGGCGATCCGTCTCACCCATCCCTTACCGAACGTCGCCCACGTAGAAAGCGACGTGAAGTAAGTCAGGCGCAGCGCGTTGAATCGCAGAATGAATCGCAGTGGGTCGACCGTCTGAACGGCGGCGACGGTATTCGGCCCGATCAGGCCGTCGACTTTCGCGCCGCTCGCGCCCTGCATCCAGATCACTACATGGCCGCCGTTGTAGTTGGCGTCGAATATCTGGAACGCGACGCGCGGATCGAGCGAATCGAGTTGCAAGGGGTCCCAATAGAGTTTTTTTGCGATTGCCTTCGCGGTCTCCTGCGGCAAGTCCTTCATCGCCCCCATATAGCCCGACGCGCGCGCGACACGCGCTGTAATGCCCCACATCGTTTCACCGCCGGGGTCAGACGGGTTGTTTGAATAGCCGCCCTCGTTCCCGATGAGCGCGGCGAATGCGTCGTCAAAACTGGGCGGAGTCAATAATCAAGTGCAACATCCCTGATCTGCCTTGCACTTGAGCCTGCCACCTTCTCATGGGAACGCACTACCAGCACCTGAGCGCCGAGGAGCGCGCCACCATCATGATCCTGCTGCAGCAGGGCTGCTCGGCACGCGGCATTGCCCGCACGCTGCGACGCTCGCCGTCGACGATCACGCGCGAGATCCGGCGAGCGCTGCAGTGGCCGCAGCGCACGGCCTTCGTGCCGGCAGGCAGCGGCGGCTGCACCTACGATGCGCGGGCAGCCGGCGCGCGTGCTTGCGCGATGCGCCTCAAGCGCCGACGCCACCCCAAGCTGGCCGAAGACGGCGTGCTCTTCGGCGTGGTGCACCACTTCTTGCTGGAGGGCTGGTCGCCGTCCCAGATTGCCGGCACACTCAAGCGCATGTGGCCCGACGATCTGGATCGCCGCGTCTCGCACGAGACCATCTACAACTGCATCTACGCGATGCCGCGCGGCGAGCTGCGCAAGGAACTCATCGCCTGTCTGAGGCGTGCGCAAGCCAAGCGCATGCCGCGCTCGCGTGGCCAGGACCGGCGTGGTCAGCTGCCCGACGCTGTGAGCATCCACCTGCGTCCGCCCGAGGCCAACGAGCGGGCCTTCCCCGGGCACTGGGAAGGCGACCTCCTCAAGGGGGCGGCCAACCGCTCGGCGGTGGGCGTGTTGGTGGAGCGCAGCTCGCGTCTGGTGCTGCTGGCCAAGCTCAAGGACGCCACCGCAGCCTCGGCCTTGGAGGGCTTCACCGCCAAGCTGCGCAGCATTGCCGAGCCGATGCGAAAGACCCTCACCTACGACCGCGGCAAGGAAATGGCGCGCCACCCCGAGCTGTCTGAGGCCACCGGCATCCGGGTCTACTTCTGCGACCCGCGCAGTCCGTGGCAGCGGGGCAGTTGCGAGAATATCAACGGCCTGCTGCGCCAGTACCTGCCCAAGGGTACGGACCTGTCGGTCTACAGCCAGGAGGAGCTCGATGCGATCGCCGACCGGCTCAACAGCCGCCCGCGCGCCATCCACGGCTTCTACCCCCCGATCGCCGTCTACCAGGCCATGCTGGAGAAAGTCACCCAAGCCAGCCACTCCCTTCAGTGATTCCACCGTTGCACTTGGTGCTTGACACCGCCCTGCTCATCTCCCCTCCCTCGCTTGAAATACTTCGCCCATCCCCAGAAAAGCTGAGACGCGATATAGATCATCGTAAAAAACGATACCCACCACGCGAGCTCGTGATTCGACAACCACAGCCACCAGTTGCCAGCGATGGGCGGAATATTCTTCCCGATCGTTGCCCAAATCGAATCGGTGTTATTCATCGTTTTCCCCGTGCTGTTTTGAGCCATTCCACGCACCTATATCTGAAGGCCCGTTGGTTACTGTCATTTGGCCTTTAGGCTATTGAGTTCTCGTCGTAGAAGCGCTGCTTCCAAAATCATCGCTTGGTCATATCGCACACCCCAGCGCGCGCCGCCCTTCACCGCGGTCCGGATGACCTTTCCTTCCTTATCGACAACCTCAGGCTCTTCAGGCCACTCGTCGTAGCAGAGGACGCCGTACTTCCTACCGTCGATCCCATGTTTGGCGAACGCGTCTCTCACGCGCTGCGCCATCATTCCGAAGTGAGTACGCGCGGCGGTGCCCTTGGCCGCGACCGAATCTTTGAACTTGAAGGTGAAGTAATCGACCTCAGCCCATGCATCGAGCAGCGCATCATCGATCGGTGCGATGTCGGTCTTTTCGTTCTCGTCGGAGGTGTTGATAGTGCCGGTCGTCGCATAGACAATCGTCCAGCGATGGCTCGCATCACCAAGCGGAAATGCATTGTCAGTGATCGGCTTTACCGGAATAGTGTTGATAGAAACCGGAGTCGTGCCGGTTCTAGTGACGTTTAGAACTTCTGAAGTGGTAGCGCCGGCATCATCTGTAGCTTGGAGGTGCCACACTGAACCCGAAACATTGGTCCTCCAACGACGCTCTCCTGAAACGCTACCAGCGTCGTAATAGTCGAAATTCGGGCCACTAAGGCCATTCAGACCGACCGTGTTGTTCCCCATCAATCCAATTGATGTGTTCTCGCAACCAACGAGCGCAAGATTCAGGAAGTTATTCGTGATAGCGGTGTGATATGGGACATTGGGCGTATCGTTCTGCTCAAACGTTGCGTTGAACACCACCCGATTTACGTTTGCGGTATTGACCAGATAGCGTGGCTGTTTCGACGGGACATTGACGACGAATGTGGCCGCATCAATCGTAACCTGAGTCATGTTTACGATATTGATGTGGTCGTAGGAATTGTCGCCAGCCTGCGAATTATCGCGCCAGAGGCAATTCGAGAACGAATGCGAGACAATATCTCCATAGCTTCCAGAGATAGCGACACCGTGGTTGAAGTTGGTGTCGAAATAGCAATTCGTGAACAGGCAAGATGCGTTGACACCAGAGGCCAAGTAAAGGCCCGATCCGTTATTGAAGAACAGATTGCAATTGACCATCTCCGTAGCGCCACCTGAGTTTTGCGTGAACCCATTCGCGCCACTGCCTTGGGCATTCCCGAAATCGCTGTCTTCTACGCGCCAGTCGTAGCCGTTTGAGAAAACACCGTCCGCCTGACTATAGAGCGTCCTGACGTTTGCAATGCGCCCGTTATTTCGATTCGTTCCAATGTAGATCGCATACTGCGTCGCGGCCCGAATATTCACGTTTCGGATTTCTGCGCCACCATGATACGAAGTACCGACAGGAACAGAAGAGTCTGACAGCGAAATGCCTCGGAATGGGCCGCCGGCAAGCTGGCCAGAGCTATTGCAACCGAGGGACATGTCCGAGATGATCGGCATGATGTTATCAATGTCAGAGCCAGAAAGCGTCTCAGACATGTCAGAGATCGAGATAACACTGGCATTCGACCCATTAATGAGGTCGAGCGTGGTCCCGTTCTGACCGTCGCCATAAAGGTGAATGGGATAAGAGATGGCGAGGCCCTTAACGTTGTAAACCCCGGACGGGATATACACCTTAGGCACATAGGTCGACCAGAAGTCAGCCTTCCATTTAGACTGGGCGTAGTTGATCGCCGCCTGAATCGCAGCCGTATCGTCCGTAGTGCCGTCACCCTTGGCACCGAAGTCTCGGACATCGATGAGGTCATTGATCCGGTTGTAAAGTTTCGAACCGGCGGCAACTGACGAGTCCTTCACCGTACCCGAGCCGGGCGTACCGATGGCAATCGTGTTGCCAATTTTGACCGTAACAGTGGATACCCCCTCCGGGATAGGTGACGAAAAAGTGAGTGTCGGGAATTCGAGCGATTGAACCTGGTTATCGGCTTGATACACCCCATCGAAGAAAATCCAGGTGTTTTCGATGGAACCCGGATCGCTCGTTAGGGTGAGCGTGGTGGACGTGCCGGGCGTGAAGTCTTGCGGAGCCGTAAAAACATCGTCGGTCAGTGCGCCGCTCAACGCCGAATTCGCATCCTGCGTGATACGGTCCCATACGAGATTGCCGAACTGATCGTAGACGACCTGACGGTATGCGCCGGAACCCCAGATGATCGCGCGCCCTGCGGCGTCGAGAATCACCGGATTGGTGTTCAGGATCGTCTGCGCGGAGTCCTGCCACGTATTCTTGAGCGTGGTCGTGTTGGGAATGTAGAAGTAGACGCTGCCACCGGCCAACGGCTTGCCGTTGGAATCGAAAAACTGCTGCTCAGCGTTGGAAAGCAGTGTCGCTGACATGTTATAGAATCCCCGTTGAAGCGAAGCACACACAGGCTCGTCGCCTGCCTGTCTCTGCCCTATGGAGACTCTTTAACGGGCTACTGCCGCGATTTGGGATCGCTAGTCCATGACAACCGAACAGATACTTCATGCCGTCGGAACCTCGGCCGGCGTTTCCATCATTTACGCGCTCAAGTGCTCATCGGCTGCCCGAAAGCAGCGCCGGCAGGCTGCCGGGTACGACGAGACGGCCGAGCGAAGAAACAGCATTCCCTACCGGTTGGGCAAACTGTGGGCGCGCTGTCAGAAGCGCCGCGGCTAACTTGCCGCCGGTCTGGGTATAAGGCAGCGAGCCGAGCCCGATGCCGCCCAACGTCGCAAGCGTAGAGGTCGGCGCGGTCGCCATCCCTGCGGCAACTGATCCCGGCGCGAGCAACGACATCAGCCCACGCCCGACCGTCCCCGAATCGGGGTACTTCGAACCCAACACCGCCTGCCCGGCTCCCGACAGGTCTTGCATCAGTGCTTTGCCCGATGCCGTCGCGCCTTTACCGACGGACTTGTCGGCGCCGCGCACCGCACTTTGCAACTGCGCGCCAGTGAAAACGCCGCCGTTATTCATCGCCCCGGCCGAAGATGCCGCCGACCGCAGGCGCACAAAATTCGCCCACGCCTGATTGGCATTCGACAGTTGTTCCGCGAGTTCCGGCGGATTGACCCGCGACAGGTTGCTATCGACCGCATCGCGCAGCGCGCTTACTGCGGCGCCGAATTGGCGGTTATCGAACGACGGGTCTTTCAGATAGCCGCTCGACGTGCGCGCGAGCTCGCTTTGAACGCCCTTGAGCGTCTGCCCGTCCATGTTCCCCTGCGGGCCGAGCTTGTCGAAAATCTGGGTCTTCAGGACGTTCATGAACGTCTTCTGCTGCGCCTCGGGAAGCCCTTGAACCATCTGCCCGAGGTTGGTCACATCGGCCTGGAACTGCGGATCGACGCGCATCTGCATCTTGGGCAGAACATCATCATATGCCTTTCCGATGGTCTTTCCGACCTGCTCGATGCCTTCCTGTCCTGCGCTGCCGCTGAACGTCTTGCCGATCGGCGCGAGCGCGTCGTTGTAGGCGGCGACGTTGAACTGACCGACCGCGCGCTGCTGCGCGTTCTTGATCATGTCGCCGAGCACAGGAATGCTCGTGAGCTTGTCTTCCGTGCGGGCGAATCCGCCGCCCAGAATCTGGCCCGGCGTGGGCGTGACGCCCTTGCTCATCAATAGCTGCACGTCCGGCGAGATGTTCGGCGAAATCATGCGACCGACCGCGCCGGCTGCAGGCGATAGAACCCCGCCGGTCAAAGCTCCGATGCCGATCTGCTTTGCCTTGTCGGCGGCGAAGTTCTGGCTGTTCGGATCGACGGGCGAAAGAGCCGCCGTAGCGCCGCCAAGCCCCGCACCAACGGCCGCCATGCCGCCGAGAGTGCGAGCAGTCGGCGCCAGCACGCCAAGCGGCGCCGTAGCGGCGATAGAGCCGCCGATATTGCCCGCTCCTGCGGCGATCGGATGCGCGGCCTGATAAGGCGCATATTCCGCGTTGCCGCGCGCAAGACCCTGATTGGCGTCGTTGACGAGCCAGTTACCGACGTTGTTCAGCCCGACGGCCTGCGCGCCATGACCGAGAAGCTGCTGCGCGCCGAGCGCGGTTTCCTGCACGCCATGGCCCAACCCAGCGAGGAACGACATAACGGCGCCCGGCTGATTGCCCGGTGCCTGAGCCGGTTGGGGAGCCTGCGGCGCGGCCTGCGCGGCCGGTGGCGCTGCCGTCTGCACCGGCTGCTTCATCAGCGCCGCAAAGATAGCGTCATCCGATTGCACGCCCTGGCCGCCTTGCGCTGGAGCGGCACCCTTTGCGAAAGCCGCGAAAATCTGATCGTCGGACTGCGCGGCGCTCGGCTGAGATGTCGGGATGCCCGGCAGCGTCGGCGTCGTCTGTTTCGATGGCATCGAGATTCCTCCAGCGGCGAGCACCTTTGACGGATAGGCGGCGTTGACCGGCCCCCACTTCGTCTGGTCATCGCCGCCCTGATAGTGGCGGAGTGCCGTCACCGGGTCGCCGAAGCGGTCGAGCAACTGCGAGAGCAACTTGGTGCCCCCCATGATGTTTTGCGTCGGGTCTTTCGGGTCCGTGATGCCGAGTGCCTTGTAATTCGACGGCATGATCTGCATGAGGCCCGTCGCGCCGACGCCGGACGCTGCGTTCGGGTTGCCTGCCGATTCGGTCGCGATGACGCCGCGTATCAATGCCGGATCGACGTTGTACTTCTGCGCGGCCTCCTGGATGATCGGATCGTAGTTCGCCATCACTGCCCCGGCAGTTGAATGACGCCGGCGCGCACGAGGTTGCCGAGGTCAGATTTGAACTTCGCGAGCTGCTGCGGAGACTGCCGCTTGATGAACGCCTGCTGCTGCGTCGGGGTCATCGACGTGAACACGAACGCATCCGGATTGACGGCCTTGTTCCACTGCGACTGCCACTGGTTGAACTTGTCCGTGGTCAGGCCCGTCTGCTGGAACGCGTAGTCCTGCGCCGCGCGCATCTTCTCCGCGGCGAGCGTCTTCGTCAGGATGTCCTCGTTGGCGAGCTTCGAGATGCCGGGGTTCGCGTTGCCGGTGACGGCCGCATTCAAACGCGCATCCGTGCCGGTGCCAAGCGAGCCCGAGACCGACGACGCGTAGTTCGTCAGAATCTTCTTGAACTCGTCGTAATTCTGGACGTCGCCCGTCCAACCGAGTTTTTCGGCCACGCCCGGTGCGAGCGAATTGATGAACGACTTCGCCTGATTACGCCAGTCACTGCCGGGGCCGGTATTGATGCCCGAGAGCGCATCGCGCGCGGTTTCGAGCAGGTTGATACGCATCGGCGCATCTGCCGCGGCGTCGTGAAGCGTCTGCGCGGCCGCGTTGGACGTTCCGGCCTGAGCAGTGAGCGCGGCCTGTTGGCCCGGCCCGAGTGAGGTCTGGATGCCGCCCGGCACGCCTCCTTGGGCGCCGCCGTTATATCGGCCGCTGTAGCCGCCCGGCGCTGCCGCGCCTCCAGGTGCCCAGCCCGCTAGTTGCTGCGCCTTCGTGATGGCGTAATGCGCGCCGGTCGAAGGATCGACCACATCGACGTTCTGCGCAGACTCACCCGGCGTCAGCGTGTTGTTCAGCGTGCCGGTAATCGTCGGCACCCCGGTGAGCGGATTCGTTGCGACGATCTGCGTCTGACCGCCGGTATTGACAATCTGCATCTTCGGCATGAGAGCCTGAATCTTCGCTTCGCCCGACAGTGAGTTGATCAGGTGATTTTGAATCCATCCGGCTTGCGCTTTAGGATCGCTAGGGATCGACTGAATCTCGCGGATACCCTGATCAAGCGGCAGCAGACCGGACTGCACCGCATCCGAGATCTGGCCGGCGATCTTCGTCGACATGTCGGCTTTACCGATATCGGGATCAACAGCGAGCGAGCCGATCATGCCGCGTATGCCCTGCTGTTGCTTCAGAGCAAGCTCTAGTTTGCCGGTGTCATACTGAAGCTGAGAATTGCGCTGTTGCGCAATCTGCCCCATGAATTGCGGCAGGAAAGCACCTGCGCCGTTCTGCGCGGCGAGCAACTGCAGCTTGTTGAAGTCAACCGTGCCGTCTGGATTCACAGACTGCTGATATGCACTGGAAATGGCCTGATTGGCGGAAAGCTGCATTTGATTCTGACGCAGTGCGAGCAGCCCCGATGCCGTCTGTAGCGGCTGCTGGAGCGATTGCAGACCAACTTGCGGGGCCTGCGCTTGCAGAGGGATCGAGGGATCTAAAGGCATGTTCTCGACTCACTGAAAGTAGATCGGGTTGCCCGATGAAGTCGTACCGTAGATGGTATTTGCACCAGCCGGGCTGCCGCCGTTGTTCAGAAGTGAATAGAGCAATCCACCTTGCGCCGCGGAACCAAGACCGGAATTGATCGCGTTCGCGCTGCCGATCCTGCCGGCCGCTTGGGCGTTCGCGCCCGAGGTCAGAAAATTGCCCGCGTTGTTGGCCGTTTGCAGCCCGGCATTGCCGACGCCGGCTGCCGCGTTCTCGCCCAGATTTACTAGACCAGCCAGTCGATTGTAGGTGTCCGACTGAAGCCCATAATTCGTCATGAATTGCTGCAAGGCGTTTTGATACTGCTGCTGGTACGTTTGATCAGCAAGGCCAGTCGTGTACTGACTGATGCCTTTGGCTTGAGCGCCGGAGAGATTCAATCCCTTCGCAGAAAGCGCGTTATCGACACCCTTCAGCCCTTGTTGTAGCGTGAATTGATACCCCGGAGTCTGCTCAAGTTGATCCTGAGTAGGGTTGAATGAGAAGTTCATCCGGCTCAGGTTTCCGAGCTGGTTTCCCAGCTGCGGAAGGTTGTACTCACCGGCGCTCATGTACGGCTGCAAGTTCTTCTGCATCTGCTGGAACTGCTGCCACTGCATTTGGGCAGCGTTGTTCGCAGCCTGAGCCTGCGCGTCGGCAGCGTCGCTCGCGGCGCTAGAAGACATTGCCGACCCGGCGACGCCTGCCACTGCTGTACCGATGCCTACCGCTGCTGCGACCATCATTACCCCCTTTTATAGCCACTTTTCGTACGTCGTCTCGACCGGTTCGAAGTCGAGGAACCGGAACAAAGGCGACGCGTCGTGCTTGACCTTGCTGCCGACCGCCCAGCGCTGCACACCGCGGCGCTTCAATTCTTTCTCTACGAAGCGGAACATGCGCACGCCGATCGAGGCCCCGCGCCTCGAAGGCTCGACGTAGAAGATGTCCGGCGAGCACGTCAAGCACGAGCGGTAGTGCAGCCCCGGCGCGATGAAGCAGACGAGGTACGAGACAATCTTTCCTTCCTCGCGTCCGATCACCATCATCAAAGAACCGTCTGCCTGACGCGCGCGATAAACCTCAACGAGCGGATCTAGCGGCACGCCATGGTCGACATGCGTTGAAATCTCGTTGTAGTGCTCCGCGAGCAACGGTAGAAGCTCGTTGTACACGTCGGAGAACTGTTCAATGGAAAAGGTGATCATCGCGACGTCCTGATATCTACGACCATGCTGATGCGATCGGATGCGCTGTTGTTCACCACTTCATGGATCTGACTGTTGTCGAACCAGAAGCAATCGCCCGTCGTCATACTGATCTGCTCGTCTCCGCACTTCAGGATCGCGCCCGGGAGGCCCTGCAAGACCACATGAAAGCGCGTGTAATATCGCGTCTGCTCGGGCGTATCGGCATGCGCGAAGATGCGGCCGCCAGGGATGATCTTGTTGATCATCACTCGCCCGAGACGCTCGCCAGCGACGCGCGCCATCAGATTCATAACGATAGGCCGCGCTTCATGCAGGAGCTTGTACGCAGGATAGTCGACCGCCTCATATTGATCGTATCCCGCAAGCTGGTTCTGTTTGTAAAGCTCTATCTGTTCTTCCGTCAGCCCTTCCACCTTTTCCGGGAACCTGAGCATGATGGTCTCGGTTTCGCCGAACGGACCTTGCGGATAGTGGCGGAGAAACGTGTCCTCCTTCCACAACTCGGGACGCCGTTTGATCGCGAGCACGAGCGGGTTCACGTCGACGCCGCTTGCGAGAAGGTGGAAGTTCCTCACGCGCTGTCGCCCCCGATGATGTAGTTCTCAGACGTCGGCGTGATTGAGCCGGCCGTCGTGTTAACGTACTGGATAGCCAGCGTATTCGGCGCCGAGACGCGCACATTGCCGATCGAAAGCCCCGTCTGATGTGATGCCTTGTTCACGTCGACCGAATCGCCGACGTTCACGCCGGGAACGTTGAACGTCTGTTCCACCGTCGTGTTCGCGCCGACAGCAGTGGGCGTCAGCTTGATGGTGATGACGTAGGAATTGGTGTTCGAAACACCACGGTAATTCGCCATGATTTAGCTCCCTGAGGTTTCGTAGACGCCGCCCGCAATCGTCACGGCGGTATTGGCTGATGCAAGAGCCTGCAAAGTCATCCCCGCTTCAAGTTGCAGGCCGATTGCCTGAGGCGGTACGTACGTCTGGCCGGCTGAAAGCGAGAAGGCCGACATGATGGTGTTCGAAGCGGCAGGCGAGCCAGCAGACGGAACGCGGTAGAGCGTCACTGTGACCGGGCTACCGGATGTATTCGTGAACGACAGGTTGTTGACCGTCGAAGTCGTTCCAGTCGGCGCCGCGTAGTAGCTGGCCGCAGAAGTGGTCAATTGAGCCGCGACGATGGCTTTCGGGATACGCTGCATTTATCGAAGTCCTTTCACATAGACCTTGCTCACGCCGTCAGGTATCGCGCTCGTGAAGGTGAGCGTCGTGCCGGACAGCGAATACTGGTCATCGCCCTGGAACGTGCCGTCGAAGAACACCCATAGTTGCTGTGCGTTGGAGAAGGTGTTGGCGAGCGCAAGCGATGTCGTCACCCCAGGGTTGAAATCGGTGACGCTCGTGAACGTCTGATCCGCGACGCTTCCAGGCGAACCCGCCGACGAGGAACCGACCGGCGCGAAGATCATTTCGAGCAGCGCGGCCTCCTGAGACCCCGGCGCGAACGTTACCTGCGAGGTAAGCGGCGATCCGGTATCAGACGCACTCACGCTTTGCGAGAACGTCTCTTCGAGCGCCAGCACGTCACCGATCGTCAGCGAATCCGGCGTTGTGCCGCTGTTGCCGCCCGTGCGCCGCCAAAGCTGGATCAGGAACAGAAACCACGCCTCCGTAACGTTGCCGGTCCTCGGATCGACGAACGGGACATTGACGAGCGGAACATCGGTCTGGATAGTCATCGCCATGGTCATTGGTTATTCGATTCGGCCTGAACCCATGCGCCCAAAAGCGAGGTCTTGACCGGTGCGGACCATGAAAGCTCGAAGACGCGATCGCGCGCCATGCCGAGCCGCTGAAACTGCAACGACGTTGCGTATTCCCCTTCCTTGCCGAGACTCGTCTTGATCGCGTTGCCCCACGACTTGCCGCGCGTGTCGCTCCATCGCAGAAACACCCAAACCGGACTGTTGTTCGATCCGTTGCCGACTTCCATGTTTGCGATGAATTCGCGATAGCGCATCCGGTCGCTGTTGTCGTCCACGCTATGCATGAACGAGCGAATGCGCGGGATCGGGTTGCCGTTGTCCGTATATGCGTTCACATCCCACAGGTAGAGGTTGCCATTCTCCCAATCGCCGACGATCGGCTGACCATAGAGCGAGGCATAGCAGTTGGCCCGATGGCGGCGCAGGCCGCCGTTTTCGTCGACCCAACTGAGCTCGTTCCATTGCTCGGTCGAGAGGTCGTACTGCCAGGTCTTGTCGGCGCTCGGGAACGTGAGCACGTAGAAGAAATGCCCTTCGATCTGATACGTGAAGCCGATGGCGTCGTCGACGCGCGGATATGACGCGATCTCGTTATCGAGTGCGAACGTCGAAATCTGTGTGGCATTGAACTTCTGGCTTCGGTTCACGTAGCAGACGCCTTGCTGCGACTGCGCGAGCCAGTACACCTCGCCGTCCATGTGCGCGATCGAGCCGGCTGCGGCGCAACCATGCTGCATGAAGACACCCGGCAGCCGCTCGTAGGGAAAGGTGGAGTCGCCGGCGTTGAACCACACTTCGGTCGTCACTTCCCCGAGCAGATACACGTACCGCTTCGTCACGCCGACGCCGACCAGCTTGTCCGAGAAGCCGGACTTCGATGCGAAATCGGTCGCGTCGAAACTGATCTCGTCATTGAGCGAGATGTACCATTCGCGCGTGCCAGGGCTGTTCAGGATCAGGAAGCCGTCGGAGAAGTTGACGGTGTTTCCGCCCGCGAAACCGCCGTCCGAAATCGGCGCGAACGTGTCGCCGGTGAGCTTGACCGTGTAGCCGGTGCTCGTGCCGTCGACGATCACCAGATAGGTTGCGTTGTCGACCATCGAGACGGGGCCGGAGGCCGTCGCAATCGACCCGAGCGATTTCAGCGTGAAATCGGAGTTGATGCGATAGACCGTCGAGCCGCAGACGCCATATCCGACGCCATTCGACGCGAAATAGAGGCCGCGCCATCCTCTTTCGGGGGCCGTCGCCTTGAGGGTGAGGCCCGGCGTCGGGTAGTACGTGAAGGGGAACGACGCGTCCTGAGGGTTCTTTTCGGCGTACAAATTGATGCAACGCTGAGCCTCGGCAACGAGGCTTTTGGCGGTGTAGGCACCGGTGATAAGCGGCACCTTCACGGCGAACTCCCGATGTACTGGTCACCATAAATGTTGTACGTGCCCGTGTTGTTGCCACGGAGCGCCGTCGGCATCTGCAGCAACGGGATCTGTGCGTTCACCTCTTCAATGATCCGCATGGACGCCTCAGCTTTACCCTGTACCACAGGGCTCACCGGCAAGCCGTAGAAAGGGTAAAGCTCAAGCGTCAAGTTCCACATCAACGCGGCCGCATACTCCGGCGGCAACGCGATCTGGTCATTGATCGTCGCGAACTGCTGCAACTGCTGCATGACCGTGATGTCGATCTCGTACTGCGCATTCGGGATCGGCCACACAAACAGATTCGCCATCGGATAGCCTGCATCGTAGAAGGCATATCGAGGGAATGCGTTCAGGTCCTTGATCGAGATGCGGTCGTAATCCTCGCGCGCTCTCAGGATTACGAGCGGATAGCTCACCGGAAGCGGAGTATTGGCGTTCTGGCGGAAGTACGCGAACTCCAGCTTGGCGGGGCGAGCGATGTTGAAGTCGCCGCCTGGTCCGACCGTATAGGAGACAGCGCCCGTTGCCTGCTTCGAGACCGTGATGAGCTGGTACACCATGTAACGGCGCCGCTGCCACTGCGCCATCATCATGTTCATCAGGTTGAACGCGTCGTTCATGTCCTCCGCAGCCGCGACCTGACCCACGCCCAGAACGTTAGCCGTCTTGAGTGCAAGCGTGATGATGTCGGAAGGTGTTTGCGGGCTCGGGACAGTCATGACTTACCCCTTCGCGCCGGCGATCATCTCGCGCAGCTTGTCGATGCCCGAACGGTGATGCGGATTGAGGCCGAGCGCGCGCGCCTCGGCCATCAGCGCATCGCGCAGTGCCTCGGTGCCGCCTTCGCCGGCCGATTCTTCGCCGATGGCTGCCGCCTCTTCCTCCGGGTTGTTCACCACGACATACGAGCCGTCGGCAAGCGTGACGTGTTTCGGATATTCACGGAACTTGTACGGCGACGTGAAATTCCGCATGTTGGACATCGTGGGCTCGAAATTGGCGCGCATCTGCTACCCCTACAAAAAGGGGCCGAGGTTCCCCCCGGCCCAACCCTGGACCACTGGATGAGACTCGTTACAGAACGTCCGCGACCACCACAGACCACTCCGGACGGATCGCGGCGTAGCCGTAGAGCAGATCGAGACGCGTGATGAGGTTGTCGCTCATCACGTCATAGGCCGTGATCATCCGCATCGCGACGCCATCGAACTCCGCGCGCGCCGATTCGACAACACCGCTCGTCGGCATTTCGAGGTCTGCCGTCGCGAGAGTGAAGGCTTCGGGGAAGTACGCAAGGTTCTTGCGATACTTCGTGCCAGCCGGGATCACCAGCGAGATCGCGGCCGAGTTTGCCGGGGACGCCGTGACGGTGTTGAACGCGGCAGGAGCCGGGACGATCGCCGGATAGAGCGGGATCGAGGTCGCGCCCGAGGCGACATCTGCGGTCACGACGAACTGCTGCAGTTGGCCGTACGTTTCGCCCGTCAGGCGGTTGATTGCTTCGACGCCATCGATCATGATGATATCGCCCGCGTTGAGCGTGCCGGTGATCGCGTTCGTGACGAGCGTATTGCCCGTTTGGCCCGCGCCGTTGACCGTGCCAGCGGTGAAGGTGCCGACCGTATGGACCTTGGTCGTCTGATCGCTCATCCAGTCGAAGCCGAGCGTGTCGGTCGTGATCATGCCGGTTTCGTACTGGTCGCTGATCTTGCGCTGCGGGTTGAGCAACCCGGCGAGCGTGCCGACCGTGCGCGCCTGCGTGAGCGGATCGAGAATGATCTTGCGATCCATGCGCGGGGCGAGCGCTTGATCGAGCGCCGCGCCGGCGAGCAGCCAGGTCGAAGCGTCGGGCGACGCGGAAGCATTCGACTTCGCGACGATGTTGCTCGACGAGGCTGCGACGTTCATCAGGTCGGCGGCCACGGCTGCCGCGAGGCGGTTCACGGCCGGGGCCAGAATGCGCTCGCTGAAGTCGTCGAGCGACATGGTTTTCTCGGCGGTGCCGAACGAAACTGGGACGTTCTTCTGCTTGGCGACCGTGAGCGTCGTGTTCTGCTCGTTGGTGCCTTGCGGCGTGATGGCGGGGCCGTCGTTCACCACGTAATCGTTCGGCAGGCGAATACGCAGCGTGTTGCCGATCTTGGCGCCCGAGCGCGCGAACTGGTCGTCGTACTGGCGATTTACGGTGCGCAGGAAGGCGTTGGTCTGCGTGAACAGACGCACCGCCTCGTTGGTGATCATGTTGATTGTGAGCAGGCTGTTAGCCACGGAAGTTCTCCAAGAAACAAAACAAAGAGGCCATTGCTGGCGGCTTGTCTCTGCCCTACGGAGACCAACTTGACGGGCCAGTGCGGCGATTTACGGCTCGCCTCAGCCTATTTCCCCGACGGGCGCGGCAAGCGCGCCCCTATCGGTGAGCTACAGCGTAAGCCGGGAATAAATGCGGTCAACGACGACGCGCGTTTTTCCGTCGCCACTCCATCCACTTCTGCGTGTCTTTCGGGTCCGGCTCCGAGCCGTCGCTCGCACCGCCGCCGCCTTCCAGCGGATCGATCGGAGGCGGGGCCTTACTGATCTGCTTGCTGAGTGACTTGGCCGCCTTGGGCGCGAGCTTCGTCATCTCGATACCCATCTGCACGGGATCGAGCGAAGCGATGCGCATGGCTTCGTTCAGATTTTCGGTCTTGCCGAGCCACGTCACGAGCTTTTCGGCGCCGTCGATGCTCGTCAGGACGCGAAGGAATTCCGGGCCGCCGATACCGGCCATGTTCAGGTTCTGCGTGGCCTTCTCGAAGTCGTCGCCGAACTCCTTTGAACCAGCTTCGTTAATCGCGGCAATACGCGATTGAAGCGTCTGCTGCTCGGTCTGCTCGCGCACCATTCGGGCGGCATAGGCTTTTGCCAGTTCTTCGACAGACTGACTGGATGGTGCCGCGTGAGACTGTTGATTTACCGAGTCTGTGCCCGCGGTGGATTGGGCGCGAAGCCGCGCCAGTTCTGCCTCTGCTTGCTCCGCCCGCGCTTCCGCCGCCCGGCGTGCCGCGGTGATTTCGCTGATCCGCTTCGGCACCCATGACGTGTCAGGCTGTTGGCGCTGTTCGGGCTGTTGCTGATCGACTTGCTGCGTATCGGTCGTCTGCTGATCGTTGTCGACTTGAGTGTCGGTCTGGACGTCGCTCATTGTGGTTCTCCGGTGGTTTGGGTTTCTACTGGTGCGAGTACGTTTTGAATGCCTGCGGCGTATAGGTTCGCTGGGTCAGCGTTGTCGGGCGTGATACCAGCGTCGGGATTGGGCGCGCGTAGGATCTCCGCCAACGCCTTGCGGATGATCGGCTCCAGCGCACCATCGCCCATCGCAGGCGCGAGTGTCTTGAGACGGTCAGTCTCGGCCTTGAATGCGTCGAGGATCGCCTTGTTGTCGTTCTCCATGCGCAGCGCCAAGTGATTAAGCGCATCCATATCCACACGCTTTTCTTCGAGCTGCAGTTGAATCGTTCTGTCGTGCAGCTGCTGCTGAAGGCTTTGAATGATGGCGGCGGCCTGATGAATCTGTTGCGTGAGCGATTGCACCCGGGGATCGACTTCGCCGAGCACGGCCGGATTCGTCGCCTTGATCCAGTTGCGAACGCGTTCCTGGAGCTTGTCTGCCGACGGGAAGTCGGCGGTCCCCATGTACAGGTCGCCGATGACGTTCGAAAGCTCGGGGCGCGCGGCGAGCAGCTGCGTCATGGCGTCGAAAGCCTTCTCGCGCCGGGTATCGAAGTTCGGGCCGCACTTGGCGATCACGTCGTATTTGCCGACCGCGGGATTGAAGATCGACGCGGCCTGCGCTTCGCCGGCGTTTTCCTGCTGAGCAAGGGGCTTTTTCGACTCCGGATCGATCTGGATTTGATGCTCTTTGCCGTCCTCGGCGCGGATGCGCAGCACGCGGCGCGTGTCGTAAATCTTCGGGATCAGGTCGAGCAGTTGAACGCCCGTAAAGCGAATGGCATCGGCCATCGCGTCCTGGAAGTGGAACGTGACTCGGTTGCCCTGCTTCTGGCGCTGCTCGATGGCGATTCCGCTGACTTCGTTGCCCTGCTCGCTGAACGTGGCTTCGTACTGACCCGAGGCCATCATCAATTCGTGCTCGGCGGCCTGCATGCCTTCCATGAACACAGGGGCGCTCGATGGAGGCTGCTGGCGCTGCGGCGACGGAATCGGATTCCCGTGCTCATCCGCATGGTTGTAGGGCAGATAGGCGTGATTCTGCGTGTTCGCCGTGGCCCAATAGTTCTCAAGCCCCTCGATCGCCTCAACGGGCGCCGTGTATGGCGATTTCGATTGGAGCGCGCCAAATTCGATTGCAGCCGATGCGTTGTAGTTGAACGCCCGTTGCGCATCCTTCAAATAGCGAACGAGGCCCTTTCGGTCAAGCCTGTTCTCGATCACGACTTCTTCGCCGACAACGCGGATGATCGGGATGTACTTGCCCGCCCAGGTGGACTGATCCTTGATTTCGTCGCCGACGATCAGATACCACTGAACCCCGAACTTCGGCACGCGGCGGCGTTGTGCGCGCCCTTCGTCCATGGCCTTGTCGAACAGGTCGCGGTTCTCAGCGGGAAGATCGGACTCCCGCACAAGCATGATTCCGCCGTCGTCGCTCTCGATCGCGTAAAGCCATTCCTTTGACTCCTCGCGCTCGTAGTACTCTGCAACGCGAATCGAGTCCTTGCGCGTCCACGAAAGCTCGCCCTCGCCCATCACCGTCTTTCCGGCGAGCTTGCCGTACTTCTTCTCGGCTACATCGCGCGGCATATCATCGAAGATGAACGCGAACCTGGCGTCTGATCCGTCGCGCCGCTTGATGTGCGGGTCCATGTACACCGACAGAGGATCGTTCACCGGTCGGATGAATATCTCCTGATCGAAGCTGTCGTCGTCGGTGTAGTCGGTGACGATGCGCCAGTATCCGATGCCCCCTCCAACCTGACATTCCATCGCCTTCGAATAGGCGCTCTGCGCGTCGGAGATGTATTCGATGCGGCGGATGATCTGCTCGAACACCTGAGCCGATTCATACGTCGCTTCATCGCCCGTTGCGCTGATCTGGATCGAGGGATTGTTCGCCTTCCCCTCGTTGACCACATGCAGCCAGTGCGTGTGCGTCTTGTTGATCGTCACCATGGGCTGACCAGCGAGCTGGCGTTGCGCGCGCACTGCGGCGTTCCATTGATCCTGATTGTCCGGATCGGCATAGAGGAAGCGCATGTCATCTTTGAAGAGCGATCGCGCCTCGGATTCCCATGCAACGGCCGCCGCAAAGCGATCATGGGCGCGTTTGATAATGGTTTTATGCTTTTCAGCCATGTTTTAGCCCATCCAGTAGCCCGGCGCGACTCGGCCAGGGTTGACGATTCGCGGCTTGGCAGCCAACTGCTGATGCGGCTTTTTCTCCCGCACGAGGCCGGGGAAAATCTCAGTCAGCGCCCAGATAAGCGCATCGGCGCGGTTCGGCGAACGCTCGCCGATATAGCCGACCGTCGAGAACGCCGTCAGTTCGTCCTCAAGTTCGCGGAAGATCCCGACGTGGCGCACTTTCCCCTGCTCGTAGAGCGACGAGAACGGCTCGGCACGCACGGCTTTGCCGCGCGATGCGGTGACTTGCTTGAACGGCGTGCGCGCACGTGCGGTCTGTACGACGTGCTGCACCATTGCGCCGCCGTAGTTGGTTTCGCCGACGACCACATCGCCGGCATGGCGGTCATAGGCGCTTGCAACGACGCTGCCCCACGTCGCCGGGCCTGCCTTGACGGTGCAGTCGTCGAGCACATACGCGCGCCCGTCGGTGCCGAGACCAACAACGATGATCCCGATTGCGTCGTTGTCCGCGTTATCGACATCGCCCGAGCCAGACGGGTCCACTGCGACCACCACGCGCACGAAATCGGGCAATGGCTGATCGGTTCCGTGTCGCCACTTCTCGATGGTCTCCTCGGCGAACAACTGGTTGGGCGTCGCGTCGCTGAATTCTCCGCGCAGAAAGCGCTTCTGCAGCCGCGGGCTCATGCCCTTGAGCGTGTCGAGGTAGTCGGCGCTCAGGTTCTGCGCGTTGTCGCCTGGGTTGATCTGGAAATGCGCGTAATCGCCCGGGTTCGGCAGCGGATCGCCCGTCTCCGGGTCGACCTTCAGCACGAAGCGCTTGTACGTCCAATGCGCCTTTGACGGCGGATTGCAGTCGAAGAGCGCGCGCACCTTGAGCGGCGCAGGCTCGCGCCCCTCGATGTTCGTCATCACCTTTTGCGCGAGACGTGTCAAGGCCGTATCGACCGATGCCATCGGGATTTGCGAGCTTTCGTTGAAATAGAGCGTGGCGAATTCCTTGCCGAGAATCTTCTCGACGCGCTCTTTGTCGTCGAGGCCGCCGAACCAGACCTCGCTATCCTCTGCGCCGCCAGTGTGGATTGACGCGTAGCCATCGCCTTTGTGCATCGTCCACCGCACGCCGGGGAAAGCCAGCTTCATCATCTTCGGCCACGTATCGAGCACGATCGACTCGTGAACGTGCAGCGCGCGAAAGCGAAAGATGCCGTGACGGCTGCCCGGCGCCTTGATGGCGCGCATGGCGATGTTGCGGCAGAGGAGAAATGTCTTGCCCGAGCGCGAACCTCCAAAGAGCATCAGGTTCTTAGCCGGGCCGGCCAGAACCTGCTGCGCCTGTTCCTGACGGGGCGTGAGCTTGAACGTCATAGCGCCTCGTCGACGGGCGACATGACGACCTGCATCGGGCCCCCTTCTTTGCCCGTGTGCTCGTGGTCAAGCTTGTCGCGCCACTCTTCCTTCTTCCGGTTCTTCAACCAGAAGATGGCCGCGGCCGTGTCAGGTGGGTAGTGCTTGCGAATGGGGGTCTGGATGACCACGCCATTTACCACCCGGATGTCGACTTCGTCGTGCTCGTACCCAAGCGCACGGCGGTAGAGGCTTTGCTCAACCCGGTCGTCTGCTTCGGCCTTAGGCACCTTTATGGCATCCGAAAATTCCGTGTGATTGACTTTCCACAGTGCAATCGTCGAGATTGAGACATCGAAGAAATCGGCAAGCTGCGCGTCAGTAGCGCCAAGTGCGCAGAGCTTTGCAGCTTGCTGCGCGAATTCTTTCTTGTATTTGGATGGTCGCCCGCCTGCCATTACCGCCCCCGGATGTCGCCAGCGCTCACCCGGTTGGTCATTACATGCCAATGGATGGCGCGTGCCGCCATACGGGCGGCTTCCTGTTTCGCTTCCTGTTCGAGCAGCGTTTCGAGCTTGGCGCCCATGAAATCGCTGAGTTCAGCGCGGCGGCGAATGCGGTGTTCCAGGGAATTGGGTTTCATTTTTTCTTTTTGCCGAGCATGCGGTCTGCTTTCCGATCAATCTTCGCTTCAGTCGATTTCGACATGCGACCGGCCTTGACGGCCTGCGAAGCGCGAGCTTTGGCGTTCGCTGCCCGATTGCGCGTGTCGACCGGGTAAGACCGGTCCGGGCCAGCGAACTTGGAATCCGGTAACGCCTTGCGCGCTTTGGTCGTGAGCTTGCTCACTTCGACAGGCCCCGCTCTTTCGGCGCGCGGATGCCGTTGATGCGCACCGGCTCAGCCTTCGGGCCGCTAGGCGGCTTGCCACCGTCGAACTTGCCCGCGGGTGCCGTGCGCGACGAATGCGCGCAACGTGCTGCCGCCTTGGGATCACCGCCGTCTTTGAGTCCGCCTGCCATGTCCGTTCTCCGAAAAGGAAATATCCGCCTGATGGCGGCTACGGGCGATGCTATGCCGGGAATAAACCGCGTCAACGCCTGCACAGGCGCGCATGCGAAAAGAGGTCGTACCTGAGTTCGCCAGTCGTCACGATGGGTTCGCGACGGGCCGCGCGTTTGTCTGCGTATCCCTCGATCAGCTCGTAGCGTGCTTCGTTTTTCCGTGACGCCGGGTAGTACCGCAAAGCCCCGAGCGCCACGCCTACGCGCAGCAGTTCCTCGACTTCCCGCAAATCCTCACCGAAGGAAAGGCCAAGCTCGCCCAAGGTGTACGGTCTCTTGCCACCGAGAAGGAATCGGATGGTGTCGAGCGTGAGAGGCAGTTTGACCTTGCGTGCGCGCATGTTTTCGGCTCCTACAGGTGGCTTTCTGCGTCCTTGAGCTCTGCTCTCGTCATTCGGCATTTCGCGCGCGCGCGGGCATAGTGGGGACGACGGGCTTTCTCGTGTTGATCGAATTTCACGCTGCCTCCTTTCTCATGCGCCGGATTTCGGCGCGATAGAACTCCTTCATTTCGATGACCTCGGGAATGGTGAGCTTCAGCGGAGCATGCGGGCCTTCCAATCGCTCGACAGCCTCGAGGCCGATCTTCTGGACTAGGCCGGCGCGATAGGCGATCAGGTTGCCGGACAGGTGCACGTTGCACGGCCCGCACTGCTTGTTCACGTTGAGCGGATCGAAGCGGCTGGCGGGATTTGAGCCCACCGAGCGGTAGTGACCGGCGTCCCACTGACCTTTCCACGAAGCCGGCCGGCCGCAGGAGATGCAGGGCAGCCCGGCATCGCGCGCCCGAATCCATCGGTTGAATACCGCCTGAAGCTCTCGCAGGTGCGTTCCGCGCGACTTAGCCTTCTCCAGCGCCTCGCGAAGCGACTTACGTTCGGCGCGCTGCGCGCGAGCAGCCTTGCGCGCCTTATCCTTCTCGGTCAGCGCGATAGCGCAGACCGGCGAGCAGACCTTCTGCATCGAGCGCGCGGGCGTGAAGACGACGCCGCATTCGCGGCACTTCTTCGGCTTGAGCGTCGCGCGCATCACTTCACATGATTCCATGTCAATCCGCGCTTGATACTGCTGATATTCGTCACGCATGTATTGAATCGAGCCGCAATTTCAGCCTGCTTCATACCTTTTTCGAGCAATCTCTTGATCGACCTTACTTCCCCCTCAGTAAGTCGATGGGCACCAGACTCCTCCCCCTTTCCCGTCTTCAGATTGGAGGCAAAGTCGAGTCGAAGAATATCGATGGCATGCTTCGTGTTTTGCTGATGGGTACACCATTCGAGATTTTCTACGCGCGGGTCGAGCCGATTTCCATTTTTGTGATTCACGCATGGAAGTTCATCGCAGTTCGACAAAAACGCTTCGGCGACCAACCGATGCACGTTCGCACCAACGGTCTTTCCATCCACCCATACAAAAACTTGCAGGTAGCCGCCTCGATTGTTTTCTGTTGCTTTCAATTTCCGCTTTGTCGAAGCATTCCTTACCTCTCCAAGCGATGAAATCTCATATTTCCCGTTCCAGCGATCAACGGGGCGCCATTCCTCAGAATTGCCATTCGATGCCGAAATCACTAGCAGCCTCCACGTAGATTTTTTGGATCAATTCGGAGAACGCGCCCACCGACAACTCGGCCGTCGACCAGTACACCTGGATGATTTCCCCATCCGGTGTCGCGTATTCGTCCTTCAACAAAAAGCGACGGCGGTAGTATTCCTTCCAAAACTCCATCGGGTATTGCTGGCCGTTCCACCATGCGTTATCGGCGATTTCGGAAAGCATTGCGTGCAGCTTTCGATTCTGCAGCGCGTTCCGCTGCTTTTCCTCCGCCGTCACGATCACGCGCAGCGGCTCGCCGCGCTCGGCGAAGGCCTGGGCGTTCGCGCGCACGAAGGCGACCACATGCGTCCAGATGCCGCCGTCGCGGAGGGTGAACTCGCGATAGAGAGCCGTCATTCGAACCCCCTCGAGCGCGTGGATTTTTGAACGGTATGTGTCGGCCATGCGCCGGAATGGTTCTCAAACCTCACAAACTCACCGCTGTATGTCATCGGAACGTCTCCCGTGCGTCCATGCCGGAACTTGGCGACGCGAATCTGAGCAAAGCCGCGCCACTGCTCGCCGGCGTCCGGGTTGGCTACTTCTTCCCGGTGGATGAACAGCACGGCATCTGCATCCTGCTCAATCGATCCGGAGTCGCGCAGGTCAGACAGCATCGGCGTGCGGTTCGCCCGTTGCTCGACCTGCCGGTTCAGCTGAGCCAGGGCGATCACGGCAATGTTCAATTCCTTCGCGAGTGCCTTCAAGCCACGCGAGATTCCCTCGATTTCCGCGTTGCGGTTCGCGCCTTCGCCCTGCATGAGCTGCAGGTAGTCGACGATCAGCACGTCGAGACCCGACTTGCGCTTGACCATCCGAGCCTTGGTCCGAACGTCGAGCAGACGCAGCGCCGGTTGGTCGTCGATGTGCAGGTTCATATCGCGCATCTTCAGCGTTGCGGCCGTCACGCGATCCCAGAACTCGTTGTCGTCCGGCGCGTTCATCACCCGATCGAGCGGAACGCGGCCGAGCGACGCGATGTTTCGGTCGATCAGCTCGCTCTCCGGCATCTCCATCGATAGAAACAGGACACCGTGGTCGGCAGCCGCGTGGGTCGCGATGTTAAGCGCGAGACTCGTTTTCCCCATGCCAGGACGAGCTGCCAAGATGAGCGACCAGCCCGGACGCAATCCACCGTTTAGCGCGCGGTCAAGATCGTCGTAGCCCGTTGAGATAACGCGCTCACCTCCTGTCGATCGGCGTTCCAGCAGGTTGATGTGGTCGGTCAGTGCCTGGGCCAACAGCTTCGGCTCACGCTTCACCGTCGCTTCGCCGAGCTCCTCCAACTTTGCCGCGGCTCGATCGATGAGCGTACCGGCGTCGTCAGCGGTACCAGCGACCGATTCCTGCATCTCCGATGCGACGGCCAGCAGTCCCCGCTTCTGTGCCCGGTCGCGGACAATCGCTGCGTTTCGCGCGATCGACACCGCGCTTGGTGCGTTCTGCGCCAGCGCGTTCAGGTATGAAAGGCCGCCGACATCATCGGCCTTGCCCTTCGAGCGCAACCTGTCGAACAGGCTCACGATGTCGACGCCGACGCCATTAGCGATCAGCCCGACGATCTCGGCGAACAGTGCGCGGTGGTCGCCGCGAAAAAAATGCTCCGTGCGCAGATCGCCAATCCGGTCGATCGCGTCGTTGTCGTTGAGCAGAATGCCGATCACTGCCTGCTCGGCCTCGACGCTATGCGGCACGGCCTTTGCAAGGTCGTTTGCGCTCATGCGGCCTCCTGCTGATGCTCACGTCGTGCTTGTTCGCCTTGCGTCGTCAGGCCGCATGAGCCGTCGGCGCGAAGGAACCAAAGCCGAAACCAGTTACCCCGAACCGACTTGCGATAGACCGTCCGCCAGTCCTTGTACCGCTTGGCATCAGGGATCGAATACCGAGCCTTGAACTCGAGCCAATGCAGCCGCAGCACGTCGATCGGAATCCCGGTCTTCTCGGCGTAGTCGAAAACGGGATCGTCTTCGGAAATGGGCTTTTCGCCGGCCTCGCGGCAGTTGGCGAGAAACGTCTTCAGGGCGATCGCTGCCCTGCGAGCGGGTCTGCCTGCACCGGTTTCCTCGGGTCCGTGCCCCCCATCGGGGGGTATGGGGGGTTCTTCTTTACTCTTCTCTGTATCTGTATCTGTATCTTTCGTAGTTGCTACGGTATCTACGGTAGCTACGTAGTCATCTACAGGAAGTGACGAAAGATATTCAACAGAGCATTCGAAGCTGCTTATCTCATTTGAGATGGTCTTTTGAATCAACGAATTAAGCGCATTGCAGCGCCTGAACCATTCGCCTTCCAAGCGGGTTGCTTGGAAGAATTTATGAATGGCTTTTTCGCTCCGCTCGTCGGTTTTCAAGGTCGCCAGCAACTTAAATTTTGACGCCGAGCCGACCTGGAGATCCTTGATTCGTGCCCATGGATTCCTACTGATTCCTATCTTCACTACGTCGCGCTCCGTATCTACTACGTAGTAAACGTAGTTACTACCGGAAGCTTTCCCGCGTCCCTCTGCGCCATCTTCGCGACTTGGTTGTCGACGTGCCCACGCCGTCAGATGCTTTCCATCCAGCACGCGGCCTTGCATGGCGTTGATGATGGCGGAAACGGCTTCGTCACTCTCGTTCAGGGCACTAGCGATGTCTTCTTCCGAAATCGTGTAAGTGCCACGCTCTTCCGCTTGCGAAGCGGAAACCAGCAGCTGTAACCAAACTGCTTGAACGACGGAAATGGATTGGCCCGACACGCGGGCAATCGTCCGCCACTTCGGATCATTGGGCATGTCGTGCCACAAGCGAAACCACTCAATGGTTGCCATGCGTCCCGCCGTTGATGTCTTGATCGCGGACCTTCGACTCGTATTGCTGCAGCTTTGCGATTGCCTCGCGCGCCATCCATTGGAACGGGTCGAGCGTTCGGCACGACGCCATCCGATGCAGAAGCTCGAACACTTCGCCGATAGACGGGTCGATGTGGATTCCTGTGGCATTCATGACCGCCCCTCCTTGATGCGCTGCTGCTGACGCGTCTCCAGATACTTGAACGCCATGCTCTCCAACGCCGTCAGTTCGTGCGCGTCGACGACCATGGAATCGACCGGAACGACCTGCAGGCCGGCGGCGGCCAGAAGCAGCGCCCACCGGTTCAAGTCGTCCAGCGCGCGGCTGATGGTGCTAGCCGACACACTCATGCAATCGGCGACACGCGCCTGCGTGACCCGTGCAACCGCGCGCAAGATCTCGGATTCGTTCCGTGCGCCGAGCATGCGTGTGCTTTCGATCTCGGCAGGCGAGACTGTTTCAACGGTGGTCATGACGTCACCTGTGCTGATGCGCGAACGAAAGCCCAATCGACGCGATCGTTCAGATCTTCACAGCGGACCACGCCACCACAAAGGCGCTCAATGTTCGGGCAATGCTCAGCCGGGACGCGACCGGCGATCTTCCATTGCTGGATCACCGTATAGCTGGACAGGCCGAGATGCCGGGCCATCGCCGACATAGACCCGAAGTGCTTAACAGCACGATCAATCGAATCGTTCATGACATTCCCAGAGGGACAAGCAGATGCGTCAATCCTATACAAGTTTTTCTTGTATAACAAGAAATTCCTGCGGTGACGCTAGATTGCCTAGCGAATACAGTTCGCCCATGGACGACATTCACAAACGGATCAAAGCGAAACGCCTCGAAAAGGGTCTGTCGATGCAACAACTGGCAACGGCCGTCGGCCTGAAGGGGTGGCAATCAGTTCAGCAGTGGGAGAAGCCCGACGATGAAGGTGGTACGGCGCCGAGGCGTGACAAGTTGCAGAAGGTTGCTGACGCTTTGGGGGTTACTGCGGAATGGTTGCAATTCGGCGCGCCTGCGCCGGAAAATCGCGATCAGGCCCGTCAGGTGGTTCATCTCCGCGACGAAGTCGAGATCCCTAGATTCGATGCTCGAGCGTCGATGGGGCCCGGCGCGATCATTCCTGAAAATGACACAATTGTTGAGTTCGTTCGGGTCACTAAATCCTGGATCAGGGAAGCCCTTCCTACTTTCACGAGCATGTCGAACCTGGCGCTTATGCCAGCCCACGGCGATTCCATGGAGGAATCATTCAGCGACGGCGACTTGCTATGGATCGATACGGGCGTCTGCGAGGTAAAGATCGATGCCGTCTATGTTCTGGCGCTAAATGATCAGTTGTATGTGAAGCGCCTGCAGAGGCGCCCTGATGGCTCGATTCTGATGATCTCAGACAACAAGAAATACGAACCGTACCTAATCGAAAACGGGGAGCGCCAACGGTTCAGGGTGCTGGGGCGCGTCATATTCGCTTGGACAGGGAAGAAAATTTGAGGCGCACCGCCTCACTACAAGACCCACCCGCTGCATATCTCAAGACTGCCTCGGCTTGCCCGAGGCATTTTTTTTGGGCGCCCTCACAAGTTTTTCTTGCATTCGCTAGTTTTGCTTGTATGATTACCTCAACGCAGCACACAACGCGCTGCGCCACCGCCCCGGCGGATCGCTCTCTAACCCTGACGGAAGATGAACAGGTGCTCAGCACCCAGCCCTTGGCCTCGCGCGGCTGAATGTAAAAGCGCGAGAAATGGCGGCCAGATGAGCTGCTACCGCATTGCGGCGCCCAGCGATGAGTGGCGTGGTAACTCGTCGCAACCTCGCGCGGCCCGGAGCCGGCACGGCCGGGAGTAGCCGGGCGCGCGAGCGCAACACCACTGCCTTGATGAGCGGACATGCAACCCCCGCGTATCCGCCCATCAGTGCAGTCAGTAAAAGCCGGCCATGTCTCCCGGCAAACCTGTTAGGAGTGCATATGCTCAACCCTAGATTAACCGAACGCGCAGCCGAATTCTGGTCGGACCGCCAGCTGCAGCAGTTCAACGATGCGGCCGACGCTGAACACGATGCGGCATACGAAAAGGCTTTCAACGCAGGGCTTGCTCAGGCCGAGCACGACCTCGTTGAGTTCGCGAAGAAGTTCGTTTCGCGCGACGAGGAATCGATCGACGAGCGATGCCGCCGCTTTCTCGCTGAATACATCGGCTACCTCGATTGCAGCTACGGCGATCTGTCGGCTGCGCTGTCCGAGGCATCGGGCTTGTTTCAAGACGACGAGGTGTGACATGCCCTTCCACCGCCTCCACACCGAAATCGTGCCGCTCGCGGGCGGCTATCTCGAAGTCGCATGCCCGGATATGGAACTGTCTGAGCTGCAACGCCACTGGACCATCCGTCGCCTCGTCGACTGGAAACACGTCGTGTGGTGCTGACATGCCCACCATCCAATTCGTCGTCGTCGGCACCCTCGCTGTGCTCGTGCTGACGCTGGTAATTCTCGCTGCCGATGCGATCAAGCGCCGCGGCAAACGCTGACCATTCGCGCCCGCTCTGCGGGCAATCACACCACACCATCACCGGGGACACCCATGAGCGATACCACCGAGAAGATCGTTTCGTACAAAGGCTTCAACGCAGACATGAAGTGTCGTGGTTTCCAGTACGCGGCTGGCGAGGAATACACGCACGAGGGCGATGTGGAAGCCTGCGCACGCGGCTTCCACGCCTGCGAATACCCGCTCGACGTACTGCGTTACTACTCGCCGAACACGTCGCGTTTCTTCGTCGTCGAACAGAGCGGCACGCTGTCTCGTCATGACGAAGATTCGAAGATCGCAAGCTCGAAAATCAAGATCGGCGTCGAACTGAGTCTGCCGGGCCTGATCAAGGCGGCGGTCGAATACACCTTCAGCCGCGCGAAGCCGATTGATCCGAATTCACCGGCCTACTCGACTGCTAAAAACGGTCTGGCAACGGCCAGCGGCTACAGCGGCGCGGCAACGGCCAGCGGCGACAGCGGCGCGGCAACGGCCAGCGGCAACCGCGGCGCGGCAACGGCCAGCGGCTACAGCGGCGCGGCAACGGCCAGCGGCTACAGCGGCGCGGCAACGGCCAGCGGCTACAGCGGCGCGGCAACGGCCAGCGGCTACAGCGGCGCGGCAACGGCCAGCGGCGACAGCGGCGCGGCAACGGCCAGCGGCTACAGCGGCGCGGCAACGGCCAGCGGCTACAGCGGCGCGGCAACGGCCAGCAGCGACAGCGGCGCGGCAACGGCCAGCGGCTACAGCGGCGCGGCAACGGCCAGCGGCTACAGCGGCGCGGCAACGGCCAGCGGCTACAGCGGCGCGGCAACGGCCAGCGGCTACAGCGGCGCGGCAACGGCCAGCGGCGACAGCGGCGCGGCAACGGCCAGCGGGCGCCACTCGGCTGCCATGGCATCCGGTTTAGATGGCCGCGCGCGCGGTGTTGACGGTGCAGCGTTGTTCCTCATCTACCGCGATGCAGATGGTGACGGCGACGACTACGGCCGAATCCTGCATGCGCGTGCACTGATCGTCGGCCGAGACGGCATTAAAGCAGACACTTGGTATTCGCTGAACGAAAGCGGCGAACCAGTCGAAGTCTGAACACCACACCGAGGATAGACCATGAACGAGATCAAGTACGCCGATAAACAACTTGAAGCTGTGCGCGGCGCAGTAACGGAAGCGCTCGGCGATGCCCGTGACTGCCTGCGCGTCTGGTCGGCATGGAGCTACGGAACAATGGGTTCCGACGACTTCTATCTCGTTGCAGAAGATGCTGCGCGCGTAGACGAAATCGCTCTGGCCGCTCTGGATGCGTCCGGCATCGCCGACATGGCCGAAGTCCTCGAACTGCTCGCCGCCGAAGCCGACGCGGGCACGGTCATGATCCCGTCCGCCCTGCGCCTGACCATCGACGCCGCCCTCATCAAGGCCGGCAGCAAGGCTGCACCGACGGCGGTGCGGCACGTGACGATCGGGGGACAGGGGATGTGATGGGCGACATAAAACATGGCATGACGCGATCTCCAGAATATCAAACCTGGAGAAGCATGAAAAAACGATGTATCAGCCCGAGCAACGCTCGCTATGCGCAATACGGCGGCAGAGGCATAACCGTTTGCGAAAGATGGATGTCGTTTGAGAATTTTTTTGAAGACATGGGGCCGCGCCCCAGTCCAAAGCACTCTCTAGACCGTATGGATAACAACAGAGGTTATGAACCGGGAAATTGTCGGTGGGCAACGCTGGTGGAGCAAAACCGCAACAAATCAACAAATGTCATTCTGGAATATCGCGGAGAGCGTCGTTGCGTTTCTGAATGGAGCGAGATAACTGGAATTCCACATGGAACTATTTTGTCTCGTATAAATCGGGGTATCCCGATTGAGAAAATACTAGTGCCTAAGCAATCGTGTCTCAATAAGAATTGGGATGGCAAGACGGGCGAGCAAGAATCCACCTCATCGCAACTGTTCCCGCTCGCGGTGCTCGGCGCGCTGTATCTGATCGCGTGCGGCATCGCGCCGGCCTATGAACTTCTCGCGGGGATTGCGCGATGAACCCGATCACCTACCTGTGCGGCGCGCTCGACAGACTGTTCGACCGCAATCCGATCTGCGCGATGGCGCTGATGATCGTCCTCGCCTTCGTCTGCATGATCGCGATCGCCTATCTCAACCAGGACGGCGCGTCCGTCACCACTATCAATACGAGATATGCGTGATGCTGATCGAACACCTTGATATCGACGAGTACCATGCGCGCGGCGAGATCTCGAAGTCGCAGCTCGACACGATCAACGTGTCGCCCGCGCACTTCTGGGCGTTGCATCGCGATCCAAGCCGGCCGGCGCCGGTGACGCGCGGCGGTCAGCTCGAAGGCTCGCTCGCGCACTGCGCCATCCTTGAACCGGACGAGTTCGGCAATCGCTACGTGCTCGGCCCGACCGTGAATCGCAACACGAAGGTCTGGAAGGACTTCGTCGAGGCGAACCCGGATCGCATCGCGATCCAGCGGGACCAGTACGACACCGCGTGGCGCCAGTCGGACGCCGTGCGCGCGCTGCCGGAGATCCGCGAGGCGCTGTCGCGCGGCCGCGCCGAGGTGTCGGCGTTCTGGACGGACGAAATGACCGGCGTCGCGTGCCGCTGCCGGCCGGACTGGGTGCATGACCTGACCGAATCGAATGTGCTGCTCGTCGACCTGAAGACGTTCAGCAGCGCTGGACCGGACGAGTTTCGGCGGCAGGCCGCGCGCAAGCGCTACCACGTGCAGGACGCGTTCTACAGCGACGGCTACGAAGCGGCGAGCGGCAAGGAAGTGCGCGCGTTCGTGTTCGTTGCAGTCGAGACGGAATGGCCGTTCGCGGCACACGCAATGATGCTCGACGACATGTCGCGCGAGCAAGGCCGTTCGGACTACGCACGCAATCTCGCGACCTACGCGCGCTGCGAGGACGCCTGCGAATGGCCTGGCTACTCGAAGGAAATCACCCTGATCACCCTGCCCCAATGGGCTTTCACCACGGACGAGGTATGACGATGGCAACGACAACGAATCTGGCTCAACTGAAGTCGACCTCGAAGATGGTCGCACGCGAGGCCGGCATCGGCAGCGTGAAGCAGTTCTTCGAGTCGCAAAAGGGGACGCTCGCCGCGGTGCTGCCGCGCCACGTCAGCCCGGATCGCATGCTGAAGATCGCGCTCGGCGCGCTTCGCACGACGCCGAAGCTGATGGAGTGCACAGTCGAATCGCTGATGGGTGCTGTCGTGCAGTGTTCGCAGCTCGGCCTCGAGCCGAACACACCTCTCGGCCATGCATACCTGATCCCGTTCGAGAAAAAGAAAAAGGTCGGAAACCAGTGGGTGACGGACAAGGTCGAGACGCAGATCGTCATCGGCTACAAGGGCCTCATTGATCTCGCGCGCCGTTCCGGCCAGGTCGTCAGCATCGCCGCGCATGCCGTGCACGAGCACGACCACTTCGACTACGCGTTCGGCCTCGATGAGAAGCTGGAGCACAAGCCGGCTATGTCCGCACGTGGCCGCGTGATCGCCTTCTATGCCGTCGCAAAGCTGGTCGGCGGCGGCCATGCATTCGAAGTGATGAGCGCCGAGCAGGTCAACGATATCCGCGATGCCAGCCAGAACTACAAGTTCGCCCGCGACAAGGAAAAGACCGTGTGGGGCCAGCATTACGAGGAAATGGGCCGCAAGACGGTGCTTCGACGTCTGTTCAAGTACCTGCCGGTAAGCATCGAACTCGCGAGCGCGGCTGCGATCGACGATGTCGGCGCATCTGGCCGCTCGCAGGCTCTCGACACCGTGCTCGATGGCGACTACATCACGCCGACCGACGACGAGCAGGACGACGACGGCGAGATCGATCCGCCGGCCGGCCTGACCGATCAGCGCCAGCAGCAAGGCGACATGGCGCTGTCGAGCTACGACGACCTGCTCAGCCAGATCCGTAACGCGAAGGACGAGGAAGTGCTCGCCCTCGTGCTGGACAGTGCGCGCGATCTGCCGCAAGCCGAGTACGTGAAGCTCGAGCAGGCATACCAGGACCGCCGCGAAGTGCTGCTCGACGCGTAGCCATCCCACCGCGCGGCACCCGTCGCGCGGCAACCAAAGCCTCAACGTCGGCGGCATGGGTGATGGGTGGGCGCCGTCACAACTTCAACTCGATGCGGATTTCATGCGAACAACGCTGCCATATGCGGACCGTGTCGCCGACTTTGAGGCTTGATCTACTGATTTAGAGGATGCGAGTGAATGAGCTGGAACTTTTCGCGGGCGTTGGAGGGGGAATTCTCGCAGCGAAGTTGCTTGGACATCGAACTGTCTGCGCAGTTGAGAGGAATCCCTACCGCATCCGACGACTCATGCAGCGACAGAATGAAGGGCACTTGCCACCGTTCCCCATTTGGGACGATGTACGTACCTTCGACGGACTCCCTTGGCGCGGCATTGTTGACTGCGTATCTGGCGGCTTTCCCTGTCAAGCCTATTCCTCGGCTGCTAGAGGACAAAACGTTGCGGACGATCTCTGGCCGGAAATGCGACGGATCGTGGCAGATGTCGCTCCCAGGTACGTACGCGCCGAGAACACCCAACGACGTGCAATCGATCGGGCGGCAGACGACCTTGAATCGATGGGTTACCGCACCCGCGCAATTTCCCTATCCGCGGCAGACATGGGTGGTGACCACATTCGGAAGCGGTACTGGCTATTTGCATACGCCGACGACGACTGCGAAATACGCATGCAAGTCGATGCAGAAGTGGCCCAACTGTCGCGAATATGTCCGCGTGTTTGGGGCGCCTACCCCGACGAATCACGAATGGTTGATGGGATTCCCTATCGGATGGAGCGACTTGAGGCCACTGGAGACGCACAGGTTCCAATCGTGGCTGCAACGGCATTCACCCTTCTTAAGCGACGAATCGGAGAACCAAGATGACCACCGAAAATAGCCGCGCTGATGCGCTGACGGACCTGCTGCCGTGCCCGTTCTGTGGAGGGGAGGCGAATCACATTCAAGGCTTCAAGCCGCTCGATGATGCTCATTTCATCGACTGCGCTACCTGCGGAGTATCGAGCAAGGTCTTCGATACGAAGGAAACCGCATTCGCAGCGTGGAACCTGCGCGCTGCATCCCCTGCCTCGCAGCCCGCAGCAGCGCCGATCGCTCGCAACGACCCGAATGCCGTTACGCGCCTAAAGGCGATCTGTCGAAAGCTCGGCCTCGAATCCGCATTCCCAGATGAGGTCTACAGCGACCCGGAAGGTCTGTTCGTGATCTTTGGCCGCGTGCGCGAGGCGATCGACCGCATGGTGCAACCCGCGCCCTCGCCGGCGGACGAGCGGGCGGCCCCTGAAGTGCCCGAAAAGCGGGATGCGACCGATCCTGAAGAACAATGGCAACAGTTTTGGAAGGAGATTTGCACCAATGATGACGGCTCGATCAATCTGGAACAGGTGAAGAAAGAGCTATCCGATTTCTCCATGCTTCTCTCATGGGTTCCGCGCGTCTACATGCACGTCACTGGCGGCAAGGTGTCGAAGGTAAATACGTGGCCGAGCGTTGTCACGTCATTGCACGACGAGCGCGTGGAAGAACTGGTTGAAGAAGCGCTGCAATCGGAGCGCGACGACTGCGCCGCATCTGCCAGCGCGACGGGGGCGGAAGCGGTGGCGTGGCAAGTCCGGCGCGCCGATGGACGGATCGATGGCGTGCCGATCCAGTGGGAGAACTGCACAAAGGATTTGTACGACGCGACGCTATCGACCGGGCGCTACGCAGGTTACGAGAACGGCCCGCGCTGTGAGGTGCGCGCACTCTACGCCGCCCCACAGCCCGCGCAGGCCGACGCTCGGGGCGAAGATGCCTATGTCGCGAAACGGCTGTCGGAGGTGCTGGCCAGCGTCTACGCAACGCTCATCGGCGACGATCAGGTCGATGAAAATGATGGTCTGAATGCCATCCAACGGTGCGAGCGAGCCGCGCAAGTGCTGCGCCTCGAAGTCGAGCTTTATCGCGGACAGGCAGACGCTCGGGTCGGGCTGACGGACGAGCAAATCCTTGAGTGCGCTACGCGTCGAGTGCCGCCGCGCGAAGTCCCGAAGATTCCGGAACTTGCTTTCAGCCGCAGTCAGTTTGTGGATGTTGTTCGCGCCCTTCTCGCATCCCATCCGGGCCAGCCGGAGCCGCGCGCCGAGGTGACGGACACCGCACGGCTCGACTGGATGATCGCGCAGCAGGCGTGGATTCAGTGGACCGTACGCGACGGCTCGATCCGGCAATGCCAAGTCTACGATCAGGATGAGGACGAGAACTACCACATCCTGTCTGGCGATGATCGCTACTTCGACACGCCGCGCGAAGCCATCGACGCCGCCCGCGCAGGAGAAAAGCAATGACGAAACTCTGGATGCTCAACATCCAAGGCCCGGATGACGTAGTGGCCGCGCCGTCGAAAGAGGATGCCGATAAGGTCGCCAGCGCGTTCAATGCTTATTGGAGCGCATATCTCGCGAAACAGCGCGCGCAGTCGGTTGCTGACGGCCGCAATCCCGATCACTGGCCGACTGTCACGGCCGTTGTCATCGAATGGGATGGCTCGGCCAGCGAACACGCCGAAAGCGTCGCAAAGTACTGGCCCGAGTATGCCGAGTACCTCAAATTCGACGCCGCCCGCACCGGAGCCTCATCATGAAAGAGCCGATTCTGTCGCGCGAGGAAGTCGAGGCACTCGCGCATCGCATCTGCGTCCGGTACTTCCACTCCGAGAACATCCACCTGCGCCAGTACACGTTCGGGATCACGACGCTGGAGCAGTTCGCACAAGCCTACGAGGCAGCATTGCTGGAGAAGCTGTGCGGGGAGCCGGTGGCGTGGATGGTTCTCGAATGCGTGCACCTGAAACCGTGCAGCGTGACACTCGACCGGGAGGACATCGAAGGCCATCGGCCCGAACACGTTGTCTCGCTCTACGCCCTCAACCGGAGCAAAGCATGAAGATCACCGATGACATGCTGACGGGGTGGTTTCCTCCGCACATCAAGCCTGTCAATGAAGGCCTGTATCTGACGCGCATGACTCGTTACGGCGCAACCATGGATTGCATTTGGAGGGATGGAAAATGGCGCTTCAAAAACAATCCTGAAACTTCCTGCATCTTCCAAAATCGCCAATGGATTGGCCTGAAGGAGAAGCACCATGGATGAGCGCGAGATTCTGCGCATCGCAGTGCGTCACGACATCGACTCGTACTTGACCGAGGCTTTGACGCTCGAATTCGTGCGCGACGTTCTGAAAGCCGCCCGCCGCACCACGACCGACAGGGAGGCGTGGATCAGCGTCGATGAGCGGCTGCCGGAAGCGCATACATTCTGGCTCGTTTGCGCTGAAACAGACGAAGGGCTGACCGTGCAAAGCATGTATTTTGACGGCAAGAACTGGATTCACGACGGAGAGCCTACGTTCTGCCACTCGTACATGCTGCGGCCTACCCACTGGATGCCCCTTCCGGCCGCCCCAGGACAAACGCCAGTCGCCTCACCCCGTGACACCCTAATCGAAGAAATAGCCGAAATGGTCGACCACATGGGTGAAGGTCGGAGGCTTGAGGAATACGTGGGGGCGATTCGGGAGATGAAGTCTGGTGATAAGGGAGGTGCGTGATGAGTCTAACCGCCTTATACATCATCGCTCCCGCTCTGTTGCTGCACATCTATATCCGTCTGCGCCAAAAGCGCATAAACAATCGGGAGACTAACCGATGATCGACCAAGACAAGATGCGGGCGCTGGCGGCGAAGCTGCGCGAATGGAATTGGCTGAACGATGCGGTGCCGCAACAAGCCGCCGACGCCATCGACCTCCTACTGGCAGAGGTGGAAGGACTCCGGGCTGCGCGGATTGCTTATGCCAGTGAGTTCGCGCCTGATGCGGAAGGCTTGCCCGACACTGGCAACATCCACGCGAACATCCGCAGGCTCAAGGCCGATCTAGAAGCCGCTGCGGCGGATAAGCTGGATGCGGAGCGGTATCGACTGCTCAATTCAATTCCGTTCGGACCGGGAGTGCCCGCAGCCTATCGCGGCATCTATTTCTCGTTTGCGGTATCGGACGGAAAGCCAGGATTTATCCGTAGCTGTCGCGGCGAAGAGATGAGCTCCGCTATCGATGCCGCCCTCGCGCAACGACAGGGAGAAGGATCGTGAGCAGATACCCGTACACCGAAGCCGCTGATTTTATCCGTGGGCGCGTGACGGACTTCGATGAGCGACTCGGCATCCGAGTTCCGACTATCTCGCGCAGTGAAGCCAGCCAAGCAACGCAAGCGATAGCACTGGCGCTCGGCATGGACGCCGATGAACTGGCGAAGAAGATCGCCGATTACGCGCGCGCATTGGATGGCCGCGCCCCTGCTAGTGAGGGAGAACAGAAATGACCAGCCGCCGCATCAACGGCACCGCCGTGCTCGAAGTCCTGCGCACCGGCACGCACACCGCGCGCGAGATCGCGATCGAACTCCGCTCATCACCCGCTGTCGTGCAGTGCTTCCTCGACACCCTGTTCTACGCCGGCCGCATCCGCATCGATCGGCGCGTGCAGGGCGACACGGCGTACGAAGTGACGCCAGCCGCAGTGCCGCGCGCGCCACTCGACACACCGGCTGCCGGACCGCGCCTCGCACCCAACCTGCAATCCACGCTCGCCGGCTACGATCGCGAGATCAGCCGTCGTGTCGGGCTCGCTATGACCACGAGGGGAAAATGACCGAAATCACCGAACTGGCTCAGGAAATCGCGGCGCGCTTGACGCCGCATGCGCTGTGGGATTTGGCCGAACTGGCGAAGTATCTGCATCGCAGCGAGCAGCACACGAGGCAGTGGATCATCACGCAGGACGGCTTCCCGCGGCCGATCCGGATCCCGTCAGGCAAGAGCGCGGCGGAACGCGCCCGCCCGCTTTGGCGCGCGAAAGACGTGATCGCGTGGGCCGAATCTCACGTCGAAGCCTGATGGAGTTTGTCGGCAAGATCAGCGGCATGTGGCGCGTAGTAGACCGCCTGAAGGATGCGCAGGTCGCGATGGCCGCTGATCTTCGCCAGCTCCATCACATTGAAGATTTTCGACAGGCGGGTGAGCGCCTCTCGGCGCGCGTCGTGGAAATGCAGGTCGCGCAGGGCCGCGGCCGTCTTCGCCTTTCGAAATAGAGCGTCGCGCGACTGTGCGTCGACGCCGAACACGTTCCCATCGAATTCCTTCTTCAGCGGATCGAGCTGCTTGAGCACCGCGAGCGCGCGGGGCGACAGCGGCACATCGCGGGCCACGCCGGTTTTCGTGCGTGGCAAGTGCACATAGCGTTTCTTGAGGTCGACCTCATCCCACGTCATTCCCTCAATCTCACCAGCCCGCATCGCCGTTTCGATCGCGAATACAAGCATCGCGCCGATGCGCGCCGACTTTGTGACCGGCGTCTCGTCCGCTCGGTAGCCGAGGCGCTCGAGCAGCAATTCGACCTCTTCATCGGTAATGCGCCGCTTGCGCGGCTCCGGCTCGGTCGGACGGCGCATTCCAGTCAGCGGGCTTTCGGTGATCCACTTCCACTCATCACGCGCGGTCGTGAACACGTGCGACAACAAGTTGATCTCACGCAGTACCGTCGCCGTTCCGACCTTGCCTCGGCCGGACTTTTCGTCGCCATCCAGACGCGCGTCGCGCCACCGCCCCATGTGCTCGGCCGTCACATCGGCGAGCGGCATCGCGGCAAGCTCCGGGAAATCACGGACGAATGCTGCGAAGCGGATCGCTTCCCATCGCGCGGTGCGCTTCGTCGGGCTGACGCGTTTCTCGTACTCGCGCAGGGCGTCTGCAAGCGTATGTTTCGTGCCCGGTGTCAGCTTGCCGACATTGATCTCGTGCTCGATCCGTGTAGCCCATGCGACAGCATCTGCCTTGCTCGCGAACGTCTCGGACATGCTGACGCCCTTGCGGCGTACCTGCGCGCGCCATACGCCACCGCGCTTCGTGTATGTCGCCAT